CTGGCCTTTTTCTCTCCCCCCGCGGCCTGGCCGAACGACGCTTCCGGGGTGGTGACGGAACGTGACGGGCGACGATCACCCGTCCGCCGAGGTTGCGCTGAGTCACGCTGCAGCGCTCGAGGCGAGCCTGCCGACCACCCCGGCGCTGCCCCGAGACGCGGCCATGATCAACCTTGCGCGGCGACAGGCTGCCCGACTCGACGAGGTCGAAGACGCGATCACCCAGGCAGAGTCGGAAGAGTCCGGCCGGTCGGTGATCTCGCTCGAGGTGCTGCGCGACCGCATGATCGGTAGGTACCTGGCCACGCTCGACCGGATGGGGATGTCACCGGGGGCACGGCCGGCCGTACGAGGGGGTGAGCAGCATGGGCAGCCTGATCCCGCTGCCGTCGCTCTCGCCGGACTGCAGTCCGGAGCAGCCGGAAGCGCTGCCGCTGGGGTCGATCAGACCGCGTTTGTGGACCCGTCCGTTGCGGAAGCTGACGCCGAGGACTAGCTACGGCTACGCGGTGATCCACTTCGCCGCGGTGGTGCTCGGTAAGCCGCTCGACCCGTGGCAGCAGTGGCTGGTGATCCATCTCGGGGAGCTGCTCGAGGACGGCCGGCCGCGGTTCCGTCAGGTGCTGGTCCTGGTCGCCCGGCAGAACGGCAAGACCCATCTCTGCATGGTGCTGACGCTGTTCTGGCTGTTCGTCGAGAAGTGGCCGCTGGTGTTCGGGACGTCGACCAACCTCGAGCAGGCTGCAGAGCCGTGGGAAGCCGCGTGCGAGATAGCCGAGGGCACCCCGGCCCTGGCCGCCCAGCTGCCGCGCCAGGCCGTCCGCAAGGCCAACGGGCAGCAGACCCTGACGACCAGCTACCGCACGAAATACAAGATCGGTGCCGTGTCGCCGCGCGGTGGCCGCGGCAAGTCCATCGACCGGATCGTCGGTGACGAGCTGCGCGAACACCGGTCGTGGGTCGGCTACCGGGCTGCGTTCAACGCGATGAACGCCCGCCCGCACGGGCAGGCCGTCTACATCACCAACCAGGGCGACGACGGCAGCGTCGTGCTCAACGCGCTCTATAAAGACGCGCTCGACGGCACCGACGACCGGCTGGGATTCTTCGAATGGTCCGCCCCGCCGGGCTGCCACCCGATGGACGCCGACGGCTGGGCCGCGGCCAACCCGCAGCTCGGCCGGCGGATGGACTACGACACGATCCGCGGGCCCGCGATGCGCGTGAGCAAGCCCGGCGCCGACCCCGAGGACCTGGCCGGCTTCCGCACCGAGATGCTGTGCCAGGCCGTCCCCAAGCTCAACCCGGCGATCAACCCCGAGTCCTGGGCGAACCTCGAGCACGTGGCGTCGATCGACACCAGCGACCGCACCGCCCTGGCCGCGTGCATCGACGTCAGCCCGGACCTGCAGCACGCGACGCTGGGCGTCGCCCAGCTCGAGCAGGACGGCCGCGTGCGCGTTGAGACGGTGCACGAGTGGTCCGGAGCGGACGCGGTCGCCCGGGTCCGCGAGGACCTGCCCGGCTGGGTGCGGCTGATCCGCCCGCGGGCCCTGGGCTGGTTCCAGGGCGGGCCGGCGGCGACCCTGGACGCCGAGATCCGCGACCGTACGAAGAAAGGCCGGCATGTCTGGCCGCCCCGCGGGGTCCAGGTGCTCGAGCTGCAGAACGACACCCCGGCGGTCTGCATGGCGTTCTCGTCGCTGGTCGACGCCGGGCAGATCGTCCACTCCGGGCAGGCCATGCTGACCGCCCAGGTCGAAGCCGCGGAGAAGCTGCCGGTGGGCGACCGGTGGATCATGACCCGCAAGGGGGACGGGTACGTCGACGCGGTCTATGCAGTCGCGGGGGCCGCCCACCTGGTGCGCACCCTGCCGACGTCGCTGGGCCGGCCGCGCATCCTGGTGCCCGGCGCCACTAGAACGGGCTGATCGGATGGGCCGGAACCGGTGGGTACGCGCTGTACCCTGCGATCATGGGGATGGGTGATCGTTTCCGGGCGGCCTTCGGGATCAAGCCGCGCGGCGGCGGCGAACCGGTGGTGCACCGGTTCGCCGCGGCGCAACCCGTGCTGCCGGTCGACCAGCTGCTGCTGCACTGGTGGGAGAAGAACGGCGGGGTCCTCGACCGCGCCCAGGCGCTGACCGTGCCCGCTGTGCTCCGCGGCCGGAACATGATCTGCAGCGTGAGCACCCTGCCGCTGCAGGCCGTCGACGAGCAGCACAACGTCATCGCGCGTCCGCTGTTCCGGCAGATCGACCCGAACACCGCCAACGTCGTGGTGATGGCCCAGACCGTCGAAGACCTGCTCTTCGAAGGTGTCGCCTGGTGGCGCGTCGTCGGGTTCGGCGTCGACGGGTACCCGTCCCGGTGCGTGCGCTACTCGCCCGACCAGGTGTCGCTGCAGGCGCCCTCGAGCTACCAGCGCGGCTACCTACCTTCCGGGCTGGCCACTGTCGGTGTCGTGTGGATGGAAGGTCACCCGGTGCCGTACGACGAGGTGATCCGTTTCGACAGCCCCAACCCGGCGCTCATGACGGCCGGCGGCGACGCGATCAGCCGCGCGATCGCCCTGTCTCAGGCAGCGAAGCTGTACGCGAACAGCCCGCGTCGCCGCGGCTACTTCCGGCCGGCGGACGGGGTCGACCCGGCCGATGACGATGCGATCATGGAGATGCTCGAGGCGTGGGAGCAGGGCGCCTCGAGGCGCGTCGACGGCTACATCCCCGCGTCGCTGGAATACAACGCCATCCAGGACAGCACCCCTGCAGAGCTGCAGCTGGTCCAGATGCAACAGCGCGCGTCGCTCGACATCGCCAACGCGCTGGGTATCGACCCCGAGGACCTGGGGATTTCGACGACCAGCCGGACCTACCAGAACGCCACCGACCGGCGGATGGACCGGGTCAACGACACCCTGGCCCCGTACATGCGGGCGATCACCGACCGGCTGGGCATGCCGGACGTGACCCCCGACGGACAGCTGGTGCGGTTCTACCTGGACGACTACCTGAAAGCCGACCCGAAGACCCGGGCTGAGGTGCAGCAGATCCACCACGCGATGGGTGCCACCGACGCGGCGGAGATCCGCGACCAGGAAGGCCGCCCGCCCCGTACGATCACCGCGCCGGCCGCGGCCCTCGAGCGCGCCGCTGTGCCCGTTCCGCGGCCGGCCGTACCCGCCCTGGCGGGGGGTGCGTGATGGAGCCGATCGACTTCGCTCAGGCGCACACGTTCTCCGTCGACACCCAGCGCCGCACCATCACCGGTGTGGTCATGCCCTGGGGCAAGATCGGGCGGCACAGCAACGGGCAAAAGTGGATCTTCGAGCGCGGCAGCCTGGTGTACGGGCACGTCAAGTTCCTGCGGCTCAACGACGAGCACGACAACGCGCAGCGGATCGGCCGGGCCGTCGACGCGCAGGACACCGACGAAGGCCTGGTCGTCACCTTCAAGATCAACCCCGGTGAGGCCGGCGACCGCGCCCTGGCGAACGCCCAGAGCGGTCAGCGCCGCGGCCTGTCCGTCGAGACGGAAATCGACATTGTCGACGCGGGCCCACACCCCGAGCATTTCGGCGTCACGCGCGTGACGCTGGCCAACTTCACCGGGGTCGGACTCGTGTCCAACCCCGCTTTCACCGACTCCCGGATCATCCGGGTGGTCGCCAGCTACGACCCGGAAGGAACCGGTATGCCGCCGGAAGACACCACCACCACGACGCAGCCGGCGAACCAGCCGGACACCCAGCCGACCCCGCAGCCGCAGCCGCAGCCCAACCCGCAGCCGCAGCCCAACCCGCAGCCGCAGCCGGAACCGGCGCCGCAGGCCGTGACGTTCTCCTCCGACCAGTTCGCGCAGTTCCTGTCCAGCGTCGGCCTGGGCGCGCCGGCCGGCCGTCCGGTCGTCAACCCGGCCGCGCGTCCGGCGCCCAACGCCCAGGTCGACGAGCCGCTGCCGTACCGGTTCTCCCGCAACGCCGGCCGTACGGTGTTCGCCGGCGACGCCGAGCACGATTTCTCCACCGACCTGTTCGCGATCGTGCGGGCCCGGACCGAGGGCCGCGCCGCCCCGGACGCTGAAGCCCGCGTCAACGGCATGATCGCCGCGGCGTTCGCCGCGGACAACACCACGTCGATCAACTTCGACGTCGACCGGGCGGACATCAGCGCGACCACCCCGAACCGGCACCGCCCGGACCTGTGGCAGCCGCAGATGGACTACGTCACCCCGCTCTGGGACATGATCAACGCGGGTACCACCGACGGCCGCAGCTTCGACGTCCCGAAGTTCAACAGCTCGAGCGGCCTGGTCGTCCCCGCCACCGAGGGCGTCGAGCCCGCCCCGGGCGCGTTCTCCGCCACGCTGCAGACCATCACCCCGACGCAGGTCTGGGGCAAGGTCGAAGTGACCCGGCAGGCCTGGCGCGCCGGTGGCTCGCCGCAGCTGTCCGGCATCCTGTGGGACCAGATGCTGCGTGAATACTACGAGGACCGCGAGAACGCGGTGGCGACGTTCCTCAACACGCTCACTGCGGCGACGGACATCACGCTCACCGGCACGCCGGCGACCACCCCGGACAACGACGACGACCAGCAGACCGTCACCGACCTGGAAGCCGCGATCACCGACCTGCAGTTCGTCCGCGGCGGCAACCGGTTCCGGGCGTTCGTCGTGCAGCAGAACCTGTACCGGGTCCTGGCCCGGGTCAAGGACGACGCCGGCCGGCCGCTGTACCCGCAGCTCAACCCGGCGAACAGCAACGGCACCGCCCAGGCGCTGTGGCGCTACCTCAACGTGGGTGGCACCACCGCCGTTCCGGCCTGGGCCCTGGGCGCCGGCGGCGGCACCGCGGCGAGCAACAGCTGGCTGTTCGACCCGTCGCGCACGCTCGGCTGGGCGTCCGCCCCGGAGCGCATGTTCTGGGACTTCGGCGCCACGGTGCAGACCGCCAACATCCCGCAGCTGTCGCACGTGACGCTGGGCATCTACGGCGACGTGGCGTTCGCCAACCTGGACATTGCCGCTGTTCGGCAGGTCATCTTCGACCCGAGCGTCTGACCATGGGCGCGATCAGTCAGCACCGGAAGTACGCTGCCACGCTCGAGCAGCGCGTCGCGTCGCTCGAGGACACCGTCGCCCAGCTGGTCGACCAGCTGGGCGGCAAGGAACCGGCGCCGCCCGCCCCGAAACCTGGGCCGGCCAAGAAAGCAGCGCCGGCCGCACGCCGCAACGACGACCAGTAGAACAGGGGGTGGACCATGGGCCTGCAAGCCCGATCGAGCACCAGCGTCGACCTGCCGGTTGGCGGCCTGTGGCTCATCACGCTGTACGCGACGGACACCGATGGGGTGGCACTGGCAGATCCGCCAGTCGTCACGGTGACCACCCCGTCGGGCACCACCGCCAGCCCGGTGCCGGTGGTGCGACCCGGGTCGGTATGGGCCGCGGAGTACGTCATCTCCGCGGCCGGACGCCATACCGCCCGGGTCACCACCGGGCTGCACGGCGCCCTGGACTTCACCGCGTACGCCACCGCGGTTGTCACCGCGGCCGGCATGCCCACCCTGGTGGACCTGCGCGGCGCCGATCCGGAACGCGACGACCCGGACGACCTGGGATACCTCGGGGAGAACGCGGCCACCGACGCGCAGATCATGGACGCGCTCGAGGCGGAGGCGTCCGCGCAGCGCGACACGTGCCGGATACCGGCGGCCTACCCCGCGTCGCTGCGCCAGGCGCTGCTGCGCCGGGTCGCCCGCAACCTCGCGATGCGCGGATCTCCGACGGCGGTTCTGCAGGGCGACGCGGAGAGCGGAGACACCGTCGTGCTGCCCGGACGTGACCCGGAGGTGCGTCGGCTCGAGGGACCGCACCGCAGGATGATGACGGCATGATCAACGAGCAGAAAGCCGCGATCGTCGCCGCGGTCAACGGCGTCGACGGGGTGAAGGCGTTCATCACCCGCCCGAAGATCCTCATGCCCGGGACCGCATACGTGCGGTGGCGCGGCTGGGAACGGTCCGACGGCAGCGCGTACGCGTCGACCTGGTCCGTGATCATCGTGCTGCCGCAGGCCGACGAAGAGACCGCCGACGCGTGGATCTACGACCACGCGGACGTGCTCGAGACGGCTCTGCGCCCGGTGATGTACGTCGAGTCTTTCCAGCCGGCGAGCCTGCCGGTGGAAGCCAACCCGCGCGGCCTGTTCGCGCTGCAGATCAACGGAAGATCGGAGTAGGAACGTGGCCGCACCAACCGGAGCGCACGTCTACCGCGACGCGGTACTCACCATCGACGAGGTCGAATACGCCAACCAGGTGCGCGTCGCGCGGCTGGTCAACGAGACGCCGACGCAGACGTACCGGACCCTGGTCCCGGACGGTGTCGTGCAGGACGTCGACAGCCCGGTCTGGTCGCTCGAGCTGACCGGCCTGCAGATCAACACCAGCACCGGGCTGGCCCGCGCGCTACGCGCCGCGGGCAACGGCGCGATCGTCGACGTCGTCCTGGCGCCGCACGACGCCACCGGCGAGGACCAGGCCGCGTTCCAGGTGGTCGTCAAGCTGCCACCGTTCGGCGGCGAGCAGGGCGCCTACGGCACGATGGAACTGGTGCTCCCGGTCGTCGGTCAGCCGACCTTCACCCCGATTGCAGCCTGATGCCGGCGGACAAACTGCCGTTCGTGCTGGTCATGGCCGACGACACCGAACACCAGGTCGACATCGACCAGCGCGACCACGCCGCGGCCGAAGCGATGGACCTGGGCCCGGACTCCGGTAAGCGCGTCACCCGCATGCGCTACCTCGGGTGGTCCGCCGCCCGCCGGGCCGGGGTCACCAAGTCGACCTGGGAGAAGTTCAACACCACCGAATGCGTGGCCGTCGACGTCTCGCCGGACTACCAGCCACCGGGGGATGACGAGCAGTCCGCTGATCACCTGGACCCTGGCCGGCCGGGTCAGTCCGCCGCGGGCTGATCCACCTCGCCATCGCGTCGGGGCAGCCGTTCCTGGACCTGCTGCAGTGGCACCCCCGCGACGTCGACACGCTCGAGGAGCACTACCGCACGTTGCAGGAACAGGAAGGACTCGAGCGGGCACGAGAGTTCGCCAGGGGAGGGTGAGCATGGGCAACGTCGACCAGCTGGTCGCTGAGCTGCGCGCGTTCCGCGGCCGGAAAGAGGTCCTGGCCGCGATGCGTAAGGGCATCCGGTCCGGGATCGGCCCGGTGCGTAAGGCCGTGCGGCAGACCGCGATCGAGACGTTGCCGACCCGGGGCGGCCTGGGCCAGTGGGTCGCGAAAACCCGGATCAACCTCAACGTGCGGGTCGGCTCAAGTTCGGCCCGGGTCCGGATCACGGGCGGCCGCAATTCGGCCGGCGGCCAGTCGGACGTCAACGCGATCGACCGGGGCCGGGTCCGGGCGCCCAGCTGGGGCCGCAAGGGACGCGACGACTGGCACACCCAGTCCGTCGACCCCGGGTTCTTCACCGAGACGCTCGACGAGCAGGACGGGTTCCGTGCGAACGTCGACGCCGAGGTTGACCGGGCCCTGGACACGATCAGGAGGTGAGCGGTGGGCAAGAACGTTGAATACGACGTCGTCGCCAATGACAAGGTCGACGCCGGCCTGGCCGCCGCGGAACGCAAGTTCCTCGAGACCCAGAAGAAGATCGCCGCCGGGGCTGAGAAGTCGACCAAGACCGTCGGTGACGGGCTGGGTAAGAGCGTCGGGGCCGCGGTGCCCGGCATCGTCGGCAAGCTGCAGGGCGCCCTGGCGACCAGCGGGGTACTGGGCGGTAAGGCCCTGGCCGTCGGGCTGGTCGCCACCGCACCGCTGATCGGCGCGACCGTGTCCGCCGCGATCATCGGCGGGGTCGGCCTGGGCGGGGTCATCGGTGGTGTCGCCCTGGTCCGCAACGACCCCCGGGTCGCCGCGGCCGGCCGCGGGCTGGGCCAGAAACTCAAGGCCGGCCTCGAGCAGGACGCGGGCAGTTTCGTTGACCCGGTGCTGCGCAACGTCGACAAGATCGGCAAGCGGTTCGACGGGCTACGGCCGCGGATTCGTTCGATCTTCAACAATTCGTCGGGCTTCCTCGACCCCCTGGTCGACGGCACCCTGGAAGGCGTCGACAAAGTCCTGGCCGGGGTCGACCGGCTGGTCAGCAAGGCCCAGCCGGTCATGGATTCCCTGGGCCGCGGGATCGCCATGAGCGGCGACGCGATCGGGCAGGCGTTCGCCATCATCGGTGACGACGCGGAGAACGCCGCGTCGGCGCTCGACCTGGTGTTCCGCGGGCTGAGCGAGTTCATCGTCAAGTCCGCGATGGTGGTCCGCGGGCTGACCGAGGTGTACGGCGCGATGGACCGGTTCGGGACCAGCGTCAACAACACCATCCGTGAGGTGACCGGCCTGGGCACCGCCACCGAGCGGCTGACCGGGTCCGGGACGTTCGGCGCCCAGGCCACCCAGGACCTGGCGACAGCGACGTTCCTGGCCGGCCTACGCGCCCAGGGCGCGTCCGGGCCGATCGTCACCCTGTCGGACCAGATCAACGGGCTGAGCCAGTCGAGCCGTGACGCGTTCTCCGCCGAGACGAACCTGGCCCGCGCGATCGACTCCGCCACCGACGCTGCCCGGTCCAACGGCCGGACCCTGGACGCGAACACCGAGAAAGGCCGCGCGAACCGCGACGCCCTGTCCCAGGTCGCCGCGACCATGCGAGACAAGTTCAACGCCACCGTCGCGCTCAACGGCGCCGGCGAACAGTCCAACGGGGTCGCCAACAGCAACCGTGCCGCGTTCATCCGCCTGGCGACGTCGATGGGTGCGAGCAAGGCACGCGCTCAGGAACTGGCGAACCAGCTGGGCATCGTGGCCGGCAAGAAACCGCGGCCGACGGTACGGCTCGACGACGCCGGTGTGCAGTCCGCGATCCGCCGGATTCAGGCGTCGCTCGACGCGATCCCCCGGACCATCCGTACCCGCGTGTTCGTGAGCAAGGTCGGGGAGGTGACGTACGGCGGCGGCGGTGGCCGCCAGGGATCCAACTTCGACGCGTCGTCGTTCCACCGCGCCGGGTCGAGTGACGGGGTGCACCGCACCGGCGGGCCCGCACCCGTCCAGGTCACCTCTGACGTCGTCGTGAATCTCGACGGTGCCCCGTTCTACCGGATGTCCGCCCAGGCCGCCCAGGCGGCCACTGACCGGGCCGCGTGGCGGCAGAGAGTCGGTACCCGGTGAGCCTCGCGATCGACCCGGGCACGTTCGAGGACCCCCAGGGGGTCACCGCGTGGTCCGTCACCGGCGGCGGCCTGACCCGTACGTCGTCGCTGGCGCACAGCGGGATCTACTCGGCCCTGATCACCGTGTCGGGCAGCCCGACGCAGGCGTACATCCGGGCGTACGGCGCGTCCGCGGTGCCGGTCACCCCGGGCACCCTGTACGAGGTCACGATGTGGGTACGGTCGCCGCAGGCCCTGGCCGTGCTGCCCGCGGTCGACATCTACGACGGGTCGAGCAACTACATCGGCGGCGAGTACCCGGCCACCGTGACCCTGGTCCCGAACACCTGGACCGAGCTGGCGCTGACGTTCCTCGCACCGCCCTCGAGCGCGCTGGTCGTCTACGGGCCCACCGCCGTCTCGCCGGCGAACGGCAACACCCTCTATGTCGACGACGTCGACATAGACGTCCCGGACCCGGGCGGGGTCAGCGCGACCGCGACCGAGCAGGATTCGTGGCCGCCCCGGGTGCAGATTGCCGTGACCGGGCTGACCGCGGGGGACCAGGTAGAGGTGCACCGGCAGGTTGCCGGGGTCCTGACGCTGGTGCGTGGCGGGGTCCTCGACGACGCGGTCGACCCGTCCTTCGTGATCGTCGACGCGGAGTTGCCGTTCGGGGTGCCGGTCAACTGGGTGGTGTTCGTCAACGGTGTCGGGCAGACCGTCGCCGGCGACACGTACACCCTCGCCGGCGGCAACGTCGCCATCACCGACGCGATCACCGGCGCCGCTGCAGAGGTGAAGATCGGCGCGGACGGTGGCAAGACGTACGCGCGTACGGCAACGCGGTTCCGGGTCGGCGGCCAGAACAGCCGCGGCCGGAACATGGTCGTCTCCGGGCCCATCGGGCAGGCCGAGGGCAGCTACGAAATCCTGACCGAGACGACGTCGGCGCGCGACAACCTGCTCAACGTGCTCGCCACCGCCACCCAGGGCATCGTGCAGATCCGCCAGTCCGGGGCAATCTCCGCCACCGGCGACCGGTACGCGGGTGTCGACGCGTACCTGGCCGTCGACCGCGTCTCGGAGCGCCGGTTCTCCCAGGACGGGTCCGACCCGCGCCGGCTGGTCACCATCGAATACGCCGAGGTCGACGGGTGGGCGTCCGACCTGACCGCGTCCGGGTTCACGCTGCAAGACCTGGCCGATTTCTTCGAACCCGGCGACACCCTGGCCGATCTCGCAGCGTTCTTCCCTGCCGGCAACCTGCTCGACATCGCCCTGGCGGACTGGACCCCATGATCACCGTTCCCGACACCGCCCGACAGGTGATCGACTCCGGGTCGTTCACCTACCAGGTGCGCGCCTCGAGCTGGCTGGGCGACCAGCTGCTGGCCGACTACGTCCCGGTGGCCGGCGGCCAGGAGGACACCGACCGGAGCCTGGCCGTGCCGGACCGGGTCACCCTCACCGTGCCCCGGGTTGCCGACGGTTTCGACTGGACACCGACCTACGACGAGCACCCCCTGGCCGCCAACGGGCAGACCCTGAAAATCTCGCTCGGCGTGGGGGAGGGCGACGCGGTCGCGTGGTTCCAACGCGGAGAGTTCCTGATCATCAGCTCCGCCGAGGACGGCGACCAGGTGTCGGTCACCTGCGGTGGCCTGCTCACCCTGATCGACGAGGCGAAGTTCGCCGCACCGTTCCAGCCGACGGGGACCATCGGGGGCACGGTGCGGCAGCTGCTCGAGCCCGCGGTGACCGTCGACCTGACCGCCAGCCCGGTCGACCGGGCGGTCCCGGTGTCCGCGGTCAACTGGGACAGCGACCGCCTGGGCGCGGTGCTCGAGCTGCTCGACGCGTGGCCGGCCGACATCCGGATGAACCATCAGGGCTACGCCGAGGTGGTCCCGGACACCACCCCGACGGCCGCGGTCCGGGCGTTCACCGACGACCCGGCCACCGGAACGATCGTCACGGCCGCGGGCAGCTCGAGCCGTGAGGGCGGCTTCAACATCGTGGTCGTCACCGGGTACGCCGCGGACGGTGCAGAGGTGCGCGGTATCGCCACCGTCGACAGCGGCCCCTGGGCGTACGGGCGCGGCCCGGCCAACCCGCTGCCGGTGCCGTACACGTACGCGTCGCCGCTACTGACGAGCAACGAGGCGTGCCGCAACGCGGCGGCCACCATCCTGCGGCGCAAGATGCGTCAGGCCGTGCTGCGCCGGTTCGAGATCGTCTGCCCGCCGGACCCGACGCTGCAGGTGGGCGACCCGGTCGCAGTCACCACCGGCGACGTCGACGGCCTGCTCTGCACGGTGGAGTCGCTGGTGCTGCCGTACGCGCCGGCGGCCATGTCGATCAAGGTGGTGCAGGTCCCGTGACCGTTCCAGCACGTGAGATTTGGAGCAAGGTAGCGACCTTCAACGATCGCCCTACCAGCGGATATTTACAGCGCTCAATTATATATCTGCTGTACGTATCGAGGGGGATTGATGGCCGATCCGGCTAAGAATCACCTGTCGCTGTCCGGCATTCCGTCCGGGGTTGGTATCGCCCGGGGCGCCAAATCGGCCGGCCTGCTCACCGTTGCGGTCAACGGTGAGGACGTCGTCATGCAGGCCAACCGCGACGTCACGTTCGCCGCGGGCGACCAGGTCGCGTTCGTCCGCGTCGGCCGGCTGTGGGTGGCGCTGTGCCGGACCGGGACCGGCACCGTGATCGAGCCGCCGGACGTCCCGAAACCGCCCAGCCCGAAACCGACCCAGATCCTCGGGTCGCGCACGTTCCTGCCGGTGGAGACCCGGTCGCGCCAGGGCAGCCGGTGGCGCACCGACAACGACGACGTCTACCAGGGCCAGTACGCCGGCAACGGCAACCACATCGGGGCCGCGTTCTACGGCAACGCCCCGCGGTCGCTGGCCGGGGTCACCGTGATCTCGGCAAAGATCCAAGTACGTCGCCGCGCGGCCGGCGGCCAGGCCGCGGCCCAGGCGACCACCATGCGGCTGGTGACGGAGAAGACCCGGCCGTCCGGGGCGCCGACACTGACGAGCACCACCGCGGGGCCGAACCTGCGCTGGGGCGCCACCGACACGGTGAGCGTGCCCAACAGCTGGGCCCAGGCCATGGTCGACGGTACGGCCGGCGGCCTGGCGCTCTACGACGCCGACGGCAGCCCGTACGTCATTCTCGAGGGCCGGGCGCGCTACTCGAGCAGCTTTGCCCTGTCGATCATTTGGAGGCGCTGACATGCCAGATACCAGCCGCGGTTACACGTACCCGTCCAGCGCCGGGTCGGTGAATCTCTGGGAGCACTTTGAGGTGCTGGCCGAGGAGATCAATGAGGACGTCGACGGCATCGTCACCGACCTACTGACGCCGCTGTCGGCGTCCGGGGCCGCCGTCGGTTCGGCCGGTGCCAACTTCGCTGTCAACAGCGCGGTCGCCCGGTCGCTGCTCGGCGGCAAGTTGATCTACGTGACGATCGACGTCAACAGCAACCTGACCCTGACCGCGTCCGGCGGCGGGGTGGCCGACACCACGTGCTTCAACCTCGACACCGACTTCCGGCCGTCTGAGACGACCGGAACGATTTTCAGTGCCAACAACGGAACCGGCCAGATCCAGATTCAATCCGACGGTGCATGCGTCCTGCGTACCCTCGACGTGAACATTTCGGCTGGCGGCGATATTCGCTTTTCTCACATGTGGATCAAGGCCTGACAGGGCAACCCGAACGTCTCTCGGAAACGTCAGACCCGGCGCGTAAGCTGGTGTTTCGTACGGCACGAGGGGGAAAGTGTGTTCATGGACTGGCTAAAAGGTGCTGACAAATCCGTCAAGATCGCAGCGATTCTTGTCTGCGGAATCGCCGCTATCGCGGTGCTCGCCGCGTACGTCGTGCTGACCATCAACGGTGCCGACACTTCCGAGTTCCGGCAGTGGATCATCGGCATTGCCAACCTCGTCGTGCTCCCGTTCACCGGCATTGCCGCGGTCGCGTCGGTGTCCGCGGCGAACCACGCCAAACGCGCCGAGGACAACAGCAACGGGGTGCTCAAGGCACGCGACCGGCAGATCGACGACCTGTCGACGACCATCGACACCCGCGACCATGAGATCGACGTGCTGCGCCGCGGCGGGAACGGATCGCTGCCGTGACCGTGCTGGTGCCGTGCCTGGTCGCGCTGCGCGGCGAGTTCAACGCGGTCGCGCCGGCGAGAGACAAGCGGTCCGACGGCTGGCTGGGCGACCGGGCGCACGCGCTCAACAGCTCGGACCACAACGGCGACGAGTCGGGTAAGACCCCGTACGAGGACGCCGACAACGTCGACGAGGTCCACGGCCTGGACGTCGACGACACCGGGCCGTGGCCGGCCGGCTTCCACTTCGACGACGTCGTCGAGCGCATCCGGCTACGCCACGCCCTGGGCGTCGACAACCGGCTCCAGAACATCATCCGCAACGGGCGCATCGCGTCCCGGTCCTGGGGCTGGGGCTGGCGCCCGTACACCGGCAAGAACGCGCACGACCAGCACGCACACTTCTCCGCGCGGTACACCACCGCCCAGGAGAACGACACCAGCCCGTGGGGGGTAGACGTGGCAGTGACCAAGGCAGACGCAAAGCTGATCGTCGACGAGCTGCTCTTGCGGAAGATCGGCAGCGTCGGCAGCTTCGGCGGCACCGTCGAGACACAGATGGCCCGCAGCAACGCGATCGCCAACGTAGAAGTGCCCGCGCTCCGGGCCGAGGTCCGCGACCTCACCGCCCAGGTGGCCGAGATGTCGAGCGCGCTGACCGAGCTGCTCGACCTGGTCCGCGGAACGGCGGCCAACCGCCCGTCGTAAGATCACCCCGCCTTGACCTGGCATCCGGGGGGAACGGCAACGGCTCACCGCCACGGGGGAAGCGGTGAGCCGTTGTCGTGTCCAGGGGTGGACGTTCGGGCAGTTTAGCGCCGTACGCGCCGTCTGCGGGCCCCGTGCGGCCGGGGCAGCGGGGTGAGGGCCCCGTCGGGTCTGCCACCGGCCACCCGGCCGGACAGCGCCACGCACGGCTGCCCGGTGCCCGCCCGGCAGATACGGCACGTACGCCAGGCGGACCAGTCGGTGGTTATGCGCACCAGGGGCTGGCCGCCCAGCCACGCCCCGCCCAGGCAGATGATCATGGGGCCCCGCTCTGGAACGGGTAGCCGCTGTCCGGAATCTGATACCCGGACCGCGGCTCACTGATCACCGCGAGGAACGCCCCGAGCAGCGCACCGAACAGCGCCAGGCACAGCAGGAACGCCAGCAGCGTCGCCAGTTTCTTGTGCCACCGCGGCCGGTGCTCCGGCCCCTCGCACCGGGCGGCCTGCCCGGCGCTCTGGTGCAACCAACCGCACGAACAGAGCACCGACCCGTCCGGCAGCAACACGGTGGTGGGCGCGCTCACCGGTACACCTCCCACGTGGCCTGGGCCGCGCGCAGCCTGTCGGCGTCCGCCGGGGTGATCCCGATCCCGCGACCGTTCGTCGCGCGACTGACCTTCCCCAGAAGCGCCATCATGTCCTGTGCGTGAATCAGCTCGATAGCGGCGTTCCAACGCCGTTCCCGCATCATCGCGGTGAATGCGTTCAGCTCCATTACAGCGGCCGGTCCGGGGTGCGCACCGCGATCGCAATCGGCGTATAGAACTCTCCGTCTGGGCCCAACGGATCGAACACCGTGACCTGTTGCGGCACACCGTCTCGCCGGTACGCGTCGACGCCCAGCTGGGCGGCGACCTGCTCGAGCGAGGCCACGTTGTCGACGTCGATGCTGATGGCGATCGACCACGGGGCAGGCAGGTACGGGTGAGCCTGGACCCAGGCAATCAGCGCGTGCATGGTGGCGATGAACCGGACGTGCGCGGCGCCCAGCTCGGCGGGGCCCTGCAGCTCTAGGGGGACGATGTCGGCTCCAAATCGCTGGGCCAGCGCCACGCCGGCGGGGACGGGTACGGGGTGTCCGTAGGCAGATGTCATGCGAGACACCTTGCTCGTCGACAGGCGCACGTGTCAAGGTTCCGGGCATGAGCAACCTTCAGACGGCGCTGCAGCTGGTCCCCAACGCCGAGGACTTCTGCACCGTGACGTACGCCGCGGGCGTGCTGCACCGCGATGAACGCACCGTCCGCCGATGGCTGGCAGACGGCATCCTGACCCGCTACGAACCGCGCAAGGCACCGGGGGAGGACCGCCACACGATGCTGTGGGTGCGCGACGTCACCGAGCTGCGCGACGCGCTGGCCCGGTCCGGGCGGTTGAAGGCGTCGACGTGACCAACCCGCTGCCCGGCATGCCGCTGCAGCTGGGCGACCCGGGCGTATTCGTTTGCGGTCCGGACGACATCGCCCCGTGGGAGAAGCCGCGGCGTACGTCGAATGACGTAGCCGATGTGGTGCCGATCCGGCGGCCGGCGGCCAGCGCGTGGCTGGTGCTGTCGACGTGCCCGGACTGTCTGCCGCGGCAGCGCCGCTACTGCGACAACCACGACGCCGGTAACTGGTGGCTGACCGTCTCGAGGCTGGGCCGATGATGCCGGTGGCGATCGCCAACTGGATCCGCGACGTCGTCATGGCACCCCTGGCGCCCGGCGCCGGCGAGCCTGACGTCAGGCGTACCTGCCGATGCCAATGGGGCCCGTGCGGGCACTGCAGCGGCGGCCGGCCCGAGAACTGTGCGCGGCACCTGGTGGTGGGCTGTGAGGCCTACATCCTCAACCGTCGGCGCAGCGCGGTCGCGCCCGTGTGGCTGTCCGGCCGGCCCTGCCGGTGGCTCTGCCCGGGCCCGGCGGAACCGCTAGGTACGGGGCAGCTCGAGCTGTTTCCGGAGCCAATGGAAACGCGCCCGTGAGTGCTCCGTACTTGACGGGACTCTCCGGGCGCGTAACCTGTCGTCTGCCTAGAACAACGTGGCTGACGCTACTACATAGCTCCGACACTTTTCCTGCGATCAATGCCTGTCGATCACCGATTGGCACAAGATTAGTACGGATGTGTCAATCGCGGAGTCAGGTAGCAACCGCGTCAGCCCAGCTGAAATCAACGTCCCGCGTCTTGCCCGTGCGCGTAAATGCACCGCTTCGGGCCTATGGAGTCGATCGCCACGCGCGTGTTGACCCCCGGGGTGACCCAGGGGCGCACACGGCAGGCCCAACGCGCCCACCGCAGAGGTGGTCCGTCCGGCAAGGCGTCCGACCAGCGACAGGCCGTTTCGGCGCTCGAGCTGGTCCGGGCCCGGACGGGGAAGAGCTGTCGACACATCCCGCCCTGGCGCGTCGGTAATGCGGCGCGCGGTGAGCTCTGCTGCGTCGTACTTCCGACCGTCGAGATCATCCCCACCCCTGGACAGCTGACGCGTTTTGGCTGTCCAGGGGTGGGGTGCACGTCCCCAACCTCCCATCGAGAAGTGAGGTAAGCCAGCTATGTCCGAATCTGCAAGCAACGAAATCAGCGACTCTGAAATGCTCGGACGCTACGCCCGCGAGGCGATCGAGCTGGGCCGGTTCCGGATGGCCGGGGCCCTGACCCAGCTGGCGCAGCGCGCGGCCGACTTTGAGGCGCGCGTGGCCCGCGTCGAGCGTGATGACCGCGTGCGCCTGGTCCCGATGATCGGCGCGACCCGGACCGAACACGCGCTGACCCCTGCAGACACCCGCCTGACCCCTACGGACCAGTTCCACATGCGCGGTGACGGCCGGCTGACCCAGACCAACCCGCCAACCAACCCGCCAGTCTCGCCGGCCCCCAACGCGCTCACTGACACCGTTGTCACCAGCGCCGGGTCGCACGCGCCCAGCACGTGTGCGGCCCAGCTGCCGGACGGAATGTGCGACGCGCTGATCGGCTGGTCCGACGGGTTCACCGGGTCACGGCAGGGTTGGTACCACCTCGACCAGACGATCACCGGGCACAGCGCCGTGCCCTCGCTCGAGGCGATCGACTCACTCGCCCAGGGCGGCCAGCCGCGCCTCGAGGCGACCCGCACCGACCTGCGTGCCGTGGGCTGGGAGACGCGCGCCCAGTGAGCTGGGCCGGCGGCAGCACCAGGCGATGGAGGGCCACCCGTCGCCTGGTGCTCGACCGCGACCGCGCGGCCGGCTGGGGCTGCCGGGCGCACGATGAGGGCTGGTGCGCGCGGGCCGGCCGCTCGAGCGTGCACCGGTGCACCAGCCAGCCGACGCACGCGCACCACACCCGCGGCCGATCCGTCACCGGCGACGACCCCCGTTACCTCGTGGCCGCGTGCGCCGCGTGCAACTTGCATATCGGTGATCCCACCGCGGGCGCCGACCCACCGAACCAAGGAGTAACCAAGTGGACATGACCCGATGGAAACCCGATGACGTGTCGCTGCAGCTCGAGCACGGCGACGACTGCCGTTGCCACTACCAGACCGGGTTCACCGGCGGCCTGGACGTCAAGCTGATCGACGCCCGGTGCATCGCTGCCTACCTCACCCCGGCCAACGCCAAGCTGATCGACCCGGGCGACCTCAAGATGACCCGCGAGGCGCTGTGCGCCGCGCAGACCGCGCTGACCTGGATGGCTGCCGCGGCCGGCGACACCGACATGGCAACGCACCAGGTCTGGCGCATCGGTGAGCTGATTCGGCGCATCGACCTGCGGCGACCGCTCGGACCGGACGGTAAGCACGGCACGTTGCACACCCCGCACTGCGGCTGTGAGGACCGGTGATGGACATGACCAACGAGGCGCAGCACCCGATCGAGGCGCAGCCCGACGGCGACACCAGCGATTGGGTGCCACCCCGCTACGTGCCATGTGGCCGGCATGGCTGCCTGCTGTGCGTCCCGATCGTCGACGCCGACGACCCGCGCGACCGCGCACCGGGCTACTGATGGGTTGGCTGGCGCTGGCGCTGCTCGCATGCTGGGTACTGGGCGTGGTGGCGTGGTGCGAGCACGAGACGAGGATGCGTGGCGATGATCTGGGCGACGCTCGACCAGTACGGGATTCTGCACCTGACCACCGAGGACACGGACCGGGGTGACCGATGGGCGCTCGAGCAGCGCGGCGCCGCGGCGCACACGTGCGACGTCGACCACCAGGGCGACAGCCCGTGTCGTCGGTGTCCGCAGTGCATCGCGGCCACCGTCCTGTCGGGCGTGGGTGTGGGGTGAGGAAGCCCAGTGACCGGGGGATGGGGCACGTGCAGCTGGGGCTGGCTGTGGGGTGGGTGGTGCTGTGTGTGCCTGCTGTCCTGTGGTGGAGGGAGAGCGTGACGTTCGTGGTGTTCGCGTCGGTATGGGCCAACGCTGCTGCTCACGCTGCAGGTTGGTTGGCAGCTAGACCAGGCGAACCAACACAGACAGTGACCAATGATCATGAGCAACGCGAACCGGTCACGAAGGGTGAACCATGAGGCGCAACGCTCTGACCTGCGGTTTTTCCCGAGGGGGCGGGGGCCCGGACAC